GAAAAACAGAGGCCGCCCACTTCCCCGCACTGAACATGATGAAAAACCAACCGAGAAGTGCCAGACCGGTATTCAGGAGCGTATCGATCGTTATTGTCGTGTCGATATTCATTGGATTCTGCCTCATCTTTTTTCATCGTATCCCCCTCCCATGCGGGGCGACGGTGCGCCCCGTTAAAATTCAAAGCGGTCAAATTCGTCATTCATTTTCTTAAGTCCTCTTCCCGGATAACGTTGTTGCACGCATCCACACACTCGTCGCAGATGAAAACGTCTTCCCCGGCAATTAACTTTTTGACGGCGTGCTGTGGTTTATTGCAGAAGCTGCAATAAAGCGTTCGCCTGACTGATACGGATGGTGCGCCAGATGTCAGCCGCGCGATGTCGTTCTTGCGACGCAATATCACACGGCTGCACTCAACCAGCATCTCCGGGGATATATCCTCCTCCGTAGCGAGCGTCTCTAATCGTTCGAGTATGTGGAAGGCTTTTTCCTGGGTAATTGCAGAATGCGATGTGGTCATCATCTTTTCCCTTCAAAGTTCGGGCGCAGGCAGGATTGTCCTTTACGAAGCAGGGCTGCGAACCTGTCAGCCGCATCCGCGCAAGCAGAAGCAACGGAATCAAAAAATGGATCATCTCCGGTATCGCGCATCGTCAAAGCGAATGCCTCCAATCCCTGAGCCTGTATTTCTACAAGATAAGCCTCAGATATAGTGCTTTTCGCTTCACCTAACTCGTTATGAGCTATGTTCGCTACGCATGCGATGTCTATATCTGGATGATTAATTGGGAGATGGCTAAGAATTGCCTCAAGTGCTGCTTTTTTGTTTTGGCATTCCGCCACCAGCGCCCCGCTATTGCTTTCCAGCTCTGCAATACACTTTTTAGCGGCCTCCAGCTCAACACGCAGCTTCTCAAGCGTTAGGGCCATCTCCACGTTCTCGTCCAGCAGTTCAATCACATCAGGATCGCTACCATCAACTACTGATATGCGCGAATTTTTGTAATGCTCGTCAGCATAAGTTCGTCCAGTTTTGAAGCATCCGTCATCCTCCATGCCGGAACAGGCATAAACAACATGTGATCCAGATATGCGCTGCATTGACATTTCCTCGCCACAAACAGGGCATTTAGGCGCTGGTTTCGGTGAATAACGTTCACGTAACGGATAGTAAAGCTCGATCTCCGCCAGTTGCTCTGGCGTTAAACCTTCAGACTTCATGTACTCTCCTTTCGAAATAAACGTACTGATTAATCATGCCCAGGGGCATTTCGAGTTTTTCCGCGATCTCACGGCGGGGAACACCACACTGATGAAGCTGCCGTGCCAGTTCTATATCGCTCTGCCGGTATTTGGCTGACGGATGAAAGTCTCCTTTCAGAATCATGCTGATCCCCAGCTCCCGCGCTTTGGTCCTGACGGCATCACCGGTACGACCGATCAGCTTCCCAATACTCTCGACCGTCATAGTTCCGGCGCACTGGCGGAGTATCATGATTTCTGCCCTTCCCCATCCCCGCCAGCTCACGCAGAACTCCTTCTAACCAAAAGAACGCCATCTTCAGAAACAACGTTGCAGGACTTCAGGTAATTCATTACCTCTTTCGGTAATGGATTCTTTGGATCGGCGTTTGCCAGGGATTTCGATAACCTCATGATAAATTTGATCATTACCTTCTGGCGGAGCTTGTGCTCATGAGATAAAGAAAGGTAATAGGAAATGGTATGGGCTAAACGCTCACGAAGCTGTTCTGTGCTGTGATATACAGCAGCGATATCACGCAGTGCATTGACCAGTTCCCGGTAAATATGCGGAGCAACCTGGCATTCAATGTTGGTTGGTGACTCATAAATTACAGTCAGCCCCAGCTTTTCAGCCAGCGCGTGCTCTGCACGAGCACCAACCGAATCTTCCCATCGATTGAGCAAATAGATCGCATCAGCAGAACGCACCATTGCCAGGCAAATATCCATGTATTCACTCTGACAAAGGCCACCAGGTAACACAGCTGGATTCAGAACGATATGCCCTTCAGCCATCAACTCGCTCGCTTTCGCATTAAACGCCGCACGGTTGTAATCTGGATAACCAGTCATCGGCCCCGCGATGTAAATTTTCAAAACACGTTTCACCATCAAAATTTCCCCAGAATCGTGACGCAAAACATAAGCACTGCGAAAAGCTCAATACCAAGCTCAAGTAGCGCCAACGCCCCGAAAACCAACACATAGAACAGGCCAATCTCATTCACAGATGGCTGGTGGATCGCACTTAAAGCTATAAGCATCATGTCCTCCAAACATTTCTCAGTGATGATATTAATGTTTTATGTTAGAAAATCAATTTTGAATATCTAACAGTTATGATCAATCATAGAAAAATCGTTGAAAAGTAAGAGACTGCCATCATGCAGAAACAGAGCTATTGGGAGAAACAGAGACAAAAAGCCATGCAAAAATTGGCTGACCCAGCCTGGCGAGAGGAACAAAGGGCAAAGCGCCTTCAACAAGCTCAACGCCAGCAGCAGCGAGCGAGAGAAAAAGCCGCATCGCCTGAATATCGGCAAAAGAAAATTGAAAAAGCAAAGCAATATGAACAGCGGAGAAAAGATAAAGCGGTATCCGCTCCGCCCAAAAAAACACGCACGTCACGCGGCCTGAAGGGCAGATCACTCACAGCCGATGAACGCCGGATACAGACCGCTATCGGTACTCTCCCCTGCATTGCCTGCCATATTCACGGGCAACATAGCCCTGTGGTATCCCTGCACCATATCTTCGGGAGAACGGTAGAGAACGCGCATAAATATGTCCTCCCTTTGTGTAAATGGCACCACCAGTACGCAGCGCCAGCCGAGGTCCTAGAACAATATCCCTGGCTGGTCCCTGTTCATGCTGACGGAAAAATAGGCGGAAAAGCAGATTTCATGCGGCACAATGCCGATGAAATGACGTTGTATCAGATGGCGATTGAATTGATAAATTAGTTTTCTAACATTTTAAGTTGAATTGTGAATTTCACCGATGTACATTCACTACCGATTGGCACACCGGTCAACTTTTTGAGACAAACTGTTTAGTTTTTCGTATTATTGCCGCCGCCATACCTATGGCGGTGCAATATAGGTGGCTGAAAAGCCCCCGTTGACTCACGGTGTTCCAGCCTTTATTGCGCCGCCACCAGACCGTGGAACAGTCGATGGCGGCTCCGAAAGCAAGGAGTCACTACACTATGAACAACTACAGTCTTTTCCCATCACTCGTCGTCCACCACTCACGCGATAATCTGCATTCTTTACTCGCGCTGGGGGTGTCAAAATGACTGTTCGCTACCTCAACTTTCAAATCAAGAACATTACTGGCGGTTGCTATGACTGGTTTGTCACTCTCGGAAAAGAAGTGATCACCGGGAAGCTGGATGAAGTGAAAGCTAAAGCAATGGCCTACGCCTGCAAGCAAGCCCGGAAGAAATCCGCCAAAGCATAAAATACTGACTGTTGCGCCATGGCATTATCGTGGGGTATATTTCTACGGCACCGTTAGAAAAACGGGTGCCGGGATTGGTCTCCCGGTAATGTCAAAGGCGACACATAGACGCCACAAGCGTCTTTTTTGTTGTCGGCGCACTCGCACACCTATCAATGGTGGGCTGTGTGGTGGCTTCTTCGGAAGCGCCGGTTCCCTTTGACGCCGGTAAGACCAACTCCACACAGTCCACCGCCAGTAAGATTGGTCTCTTCGGCGGTGGTATCGTTCACTGTCAAAGGAGGCTGCAAATATGGCTACTATCCCTACCCCAACTCATTCTGAATTTATCTGGCGTTTCTATTCCTGCCAAAAACACCTGTATATCTGCGTCATGGCTGCTACCGAAGCAGAAGCTCGTTCATACCTTCCTGAAGAACCCTGCATTTTTGCCGCACGCTTCACTCTTGATGCGATGGAGATCCTAAATTACTGGAATCTGCCAATGAACTGCGTGGAGGTGCACTGATGAATCTGTCCATCTCTCAAAAAGCGACAATGACCAGCATTGAGATCGCGGAACTGGTAGGAAGTCGCCCAGATAGTGTGAAGAGAACTATCGAAACACTGGCTAAAAAGAGTGTGATCCAATTTCCACAATCTGTGGAAATTGAAAATAAACAATCAGTTGGCCCTCGTCGATTTTCCAAGGCTTACATCTTTGAAGGCGAACAAGGAAAACGAGACAGCATCATTGTCGTCGCGCAGCTCTCTCCGGAATTCACCGCCCGGCTGGTGGACCGCTGGCGCGAACTGGAGAATGCCAGAGGACCGTTAAAATCAAAAGCCGAAATTCTGGCCGAAATGGCGCAAATGCATCTTGAGCATGAACGCCGGATCAACGCCGTTAATGCCCAGGTAGCCGAAGTATCGGCACAAGTGACCAAAGTCGCTGAAACCGTCGAGCAAATAAAGAAAGGCAATATTCCGGAAGGCTACATTGGCTATCGCCAGTTAGCGGCGAAATGCGGCCTGACTGAAGCCAAATGCCGCAACCTGGTCAACGCTTACCGGATCCCCACAGATACGCATGAGTTTTTAACTCCCGACGGTTTGCTTGCGCGACGTTCCATTGTGGCCCTGGCCCCCTTCCGGAAAGCCTTTAAGCAGGTTATGTCGGAGGCTGAACCACGCAACAAACGCTGGTATCATCCCAGGATGGGGCTATTTCAGGCCATTCACCATCCTGTGCCTGAAAGTCCAAAGGCAAACCTGTCGTTGCATACCGCCAGAGAGAAGATTAAAACAGGGTATGCAACCGTATGCCGTCGAGCATCCTGGCCTGAAGGTGTATGGGTATGGCCCGAAGGTGGATCACGAAAGCACTGGCGCACCATCCGGGATGGGAAAATCCATGCGATTGATTTAGCTCCAGAGGATGTTGTTGCTACGGACTGGATTGTTAGTTAATTACTGTTGCCCCGGCCTGTCCGGGGCTTTAACTACTAAATAACCGGATTCTCCGCACGATGAAGAAAATAGATTTCACTTACTCTGCTGCCACAATCCAGCGACGTTTCAGTCTCATAAGGGAAGTGGAACTATCAAAAAACTGCTATCAAATTCTACTGGATGAAGAGTTTTCACTGATGGTTATAGCAGAAAAATTGGCTATGCCGAATGACCGGCACAAGGTCATAGCCAGCCTGGATCTGGTGACAAACAGATACTGGGAAACAGAGGAACTACATGAGGCGGGAGTAATTCGTGACCTGATGGAGAATTCCGTTCCCCGCAGCTATCGTGCAGGGAACGGCATCTCCGTGGTTAAAGGTGTTTAAAGCTCACCTGCGCGCTGTTTTTCAAGCACAGATTTAACATTTGGCGCTTTCCCTTTAAAAGAATGGAAAGTGCCACATTTTTCTGTTTTAACCTCGCGCAGAGCTTCGCCATCGGCGTTCTGCCATTGATGGGATAATGTCATATCACCGCGAGAAGGAACATCCAGCGAGTACAGCGTGTAAGTTCCCCCCATCTCCGCATACTCCTGGAACACATAGCTCATTACGTCAGATTCAGTTTTTCGGTGTGCGTTATCAACCTTATTCCCATTCAGAAATATGGCATCTGGATAGATTTTTATATCAAACCGACCGCACTTAACTTGTAAATTTCCGGCGCTCGCGATCAAAGGGAAAGACGCCAGTAAAGCAATAGCCAATCTGTTCAATTCTGCCTCCGCTGCGTAACTTATTGCCCGTATTTTTTACACCATTGCTCTGCCATTTGTTTGGCTAAAGGCCCGGCTACTGCACTGTATTCTGCTGTTTTACTTTGCACACATGAAGCAGATGGTTTTTTATTTCGCTGCTCGGTTAGTTTGCGCTCATAAGCCATCATGCTATCGAACCCGGCAATATCACTTTGGCGAAGCATTCCCTTTTTAACCAAAAATTGCTGCCCCTCTGGCACCAACGCAAGCATAAAAAGTGGTTGCAATAACTCACCTAATCCTTGCTGGCGATACACTTCGAATTGCTGCCATCCCTGACTTAATCTGGAAAGAGTATCTTTGGTTGAATAACCTGTTTTTGTTATAGCTTTGTCCGTCAGATATGCTGTATATGCAAAAACGCAAAAGTCAGTTTTACCAATAAACTGAGTTCCAACAGGCCGTAATGGAATGCCCTCCCTCTTGCAAAAGTCCATAATGGCCGCTTGTGAATGATCCCCACCAGCGTTATTCATAACCTGCTGCCCTGCCCTGAATTGTGCAGGTAACGCAGTTGCATTGGCAGTATTAGCAGATACGCATCCCAACATAGCCGCGAGCGCGGCCCCTAAAACCCTTAACTTCACTACACCATCCTTCATGTAAACAAAATGAAGTTTTATGTTATAAAAACAATCAACTACATCAACATGATTTAGGCCAAGTTTCGGTCAAATAATAAAATCCTCAAAAAGTGGTTGACACTATTCTGGAAATCACAAACTGCACATAATCCATCGCGCTAACGGCTCCCGTTGAAGGTTCTTTTGACGATTAACTTTCAGCCGAAGCGCGGTAGGGAGTCATAACGCCAAAGCAGGCCGCCATGTGCGGCCTTTTTTTGTATCCGTCATCCGTGGAGGAAGGACAATGGAGAAGATAGCAATATTCAGCCTGACCACCAGCAAACCGCAAATGCTCACTGCAATACTGAAAGACGGTGCTCTCGTGATTAACGAAGTAAAACCCCTTCCCGCGTCAGCATTGGAACAAAAGCAAAAGATTCCTCCAGCTATAGCAGCCCTGCGGAAAAGCAAATTTAAGGTGCTGGTAGACGAAATTACGCCAACGATCTCAGCTGGCACCGGAGCAAGCCAGGTAACACTCAAGACACGTCATGCCGACGGCAGAGCTGCGATCATCGTAGGGATGGAAAGATACAGAGAGCTAAAACTCCAGAAGCTATTATCCCTGCCGCAAAACAATAAAGGTGCTTTCGAAATTCCCGACTCCATCGTTGACACCGAATACAACGGTAACGGAGAAGAAGTTTACCGGGTGAACTGGCAGGATATCAGGCCGGAACATATTTTGATGATCCTGTGTTGCTACGCGACCGTATACCACAATGTTGCCAGTGCGGATTACGTAGAGCAGATGACCGGTACAGTCGAGAAAGAGCAAAAAACAGGCATACTCGCTTCGTTCCTGTCCATTATTGGGCATGAAAAAGTTAAAGCAGGCACCTCCCAGCCAAAGTCGCTGACTGGGAAAGAAGTTGATGAAGATACCGTGATACTTTGATCACATTAGTAGCTTTGTTAACTCCCTCAATACCAGGTAGAAGAGTAACAAAAATATTGACGCGAGTATTTGAGTGGTCAATGAAGCGTTCATAAACAGATCAATTAGCATTAATAATTCGAAGATAACATCCATGTCATTTACTCCGTTTGATTTTTAATCTAATGCCAGCAAATGAAGCTGGCCCCCGCATAAAGATTAATGAAAGTCACTTGTCACCAGTGAGGGGATTTATGAACCACATCCCCCTGAACTGGTGGCCTGTCTGTTTCTCGCATTTCACACCCTGCATACAGTTTCCCCCAGGTTATGACTGAGAGGCTTTGTTATGGGCTATAGCAGACTCGACGATAGGTACATTGAAGACGATATTTTTCGTGCGCTGTTTCACCAGGAAATGATTAAGCGGGTATCGGAGTATCACTCTGATAATTTCCAGTACACGATAAAGATTGATGAAGTATATCGTTCAGACCTTGCAGCCTACAGGGCGTATGGCAATGCAGATTTGCGCTGGGTATTCCGGGTGCTGGTGGGCCATGAGTCAGAAATGGAAGAAATGCCCGCCGGGACCACGTTAACTCTTCCTGATGTGGCATGGCTGAGGAACAAGATCCGTGGTTACGCGAGCGCGGAACCGGAGATAGAAAATGCCTGATTTCCTGAAAAACCAGGACGGGCGCTATATCACTGACGGCCTGTCCTCTAAGGACTTCACGCGTTTATTCGAGCTTATCAGGAAAGAACAAACCCGTAAGCGCCGACAAGCTCACCGGACGCTGACGCCAGGTAGACTGAGGAACAAATCCGCCGAAGATATTCTCAAGTTAGGGAAGAAAAAAGGCGGCACGTTCTTCACGCGAGACGACCTGAAAGGTTTCGAAAAGCTACGGAGTAAAACGCGCGAAAAATATGACAGCAAGACGGCTGGCATCACATACGCCCAGCTGGTGGCATCCAGCCAGGCAATCGATATTAAGCGTGCAAATAACGCCGTGGATGACGGATCTGGTATCAAAAGAGCTACACCCGTATCTCTTCGCCACAATGTGATTAATATCCGCGTAGAAGCATCGGATATATCCGTCCACCAGCACCATATCGTCCGGATACGCTTTGAAGAATGGGATCAGATGGTTGATGACATCGCAGAAGACGATAAATCAGCTCTCAAAATCACTAAATCACTGTGCGCCGGGCGAGTGTCTTTCGATTGTGACTGTGGTCGTCATCAATACTGGTATCGTTACATCGCCACTGCGGGTAAATTTGCCCTGGCACCGCCAAAAGAATACGCCTATCCAAAAGTTCGCAACCCGAAGCTGCAAGGCGTCGCCTGTAAACACGTGATCCACTCAATGACGCGGTTACAGTCCGCCAGTTGGCAAATGAGTATTGCTCGTGCGCTACAAAAGGCTGCAACGCAAATTGCATTTGGTGACGATCGCCGCCGTACAACCAAACACTTCTCAAAAGAAGACGAGAAGGAGTTTAATCGCAATCGTAGCAGTAAAACGAACGTTGAAGCCGCCAAACGCGAATGGAGGCTCTATCAGAAGCGCCAGGCAGCTTTAAGTACAAAACTGGCAAAGGACAACGGCAAGATCGACAAACTACGTGACCAATTGACCAAGGCCAGAAAGTTGTCAGATGCACAGAAAAAACGGGCGGCAGCAAAAGAAGCGGCCTTGCAACGTGAGAAACAGAAAAACAAGGAGCTTCAGCAACGCCTTGCCGATCAGTTCGCACTGAAGAAGCAGGCGTTCATTGATGCGCTTGTCATGGCTGGAACACCACCAGCACAAGCTGAAAAAATGTTCATGGAGTATGTAAAAAAAGCATAAACCACACATAGCCTAGTAGTTTATGCTGGGCTTTCATTTTTTTGAAAGATCAATTCCAGTATTATCAAACAAACTGGAAATATCAGACACCAATTTATTAAAATGCTTGTCATCATTATAGAATGATGTGCTTTTTATAGCGACTATAAAATCACATAAATCTTGCGGAGATTCAATGCTAACCCCCTTATTTTTATATAGTTCAATAATACTGCCAACATCAGTATGCAATAGTTTTATCGCGCCACAAATTTCTCGCTGTTTCGTAACCAAGTCATTAAGTTTATTTTCATTTTCATCTAAGATTTGTTTTGAATATTTAGCGTCATTGGTTGCTTGATTTAACTTTGTTTTCTTTCTTTGCAATTCTATTCTTTTATCATAATCAGCAACTTCATCTAAATATCTTATTTCAGTGTATAATTTACTTGTTAGCTTAGATATCTTCAGTGTGAGAACAGGAGCTAACACAGATGCAAATACTCCATAAACAAATGGGATTACAACGTGATAAACCCACGGGGATACAATCCAATTATCAATGAACGGGACATTACCACCAACAGAAACAATAGATAATGTATATAGGATGTCGTCCTTTGACTTTAATATAATTAAAATATCCTTCCAGTTAAAAATTAGAAAAGAAATGACAACATATGCAAAAACCTTGTTAAATATTTTATCTTTTATTATTTCAGAAAATGATTTTAGTTCTGTTTCATTTATAGACGGATTATCTTTAACTTTTTCTGACATCATAGCTTATCCTGATTACTTTTATTATGGATAGTTAAAAGATTCAACAGGTGATGGTGGTTGAATTGGGTAATGTTTCTTCTCGTACTCCTCAATGAGAAGACTCATAACCTCAAAGAAATCACCTTCCGGAGTATTCATTTCCGGTTCGTTATCGAACATCGGTTCGACCGCACGCAGTGCGGCCTCATAATCTTGTTCTGTACGGATAGGTTTAATGTTCATTAATTACAAAGGAAAGCCCACTTGCTAAGTGGGCTTTTTGTATGTGTTTTACTATATCAGGCTGCTTTTTTATTCAGGTTCCGCTGAGAAATAAATTTTTCAGCAGTATTGATACGACTTAACTCTTCCTGAACGCGCATATCATTTTCGACTTCCCACAGATCTACTGCGGTCTGAAGATTAATACAAAAATCTACAGAAGTATCGAATGCTTTTGCCAGGCGATATGCCATATCCATCGTTAGCTTACGATTGTTATTAACAAGAGCACTTACGGTGTTACGATGAACATGAAGTATTTCTGCTAACTCGTTGATCTTCAGCTCTAACGGCTCCAGGTATTCGTACAGCAGGATATCACCTACGGTCGTCGGTTTTCTGGTTGCCTGTTTCATTTTTTGCCCTTACTAGCGTGCGTATTAAGTGGACTCTGGTCAGAACCCGGTCCGTAACCGGGTATCTGTTTTAGTATTTGTGAGGGTCGAGATACAAGTCCTCGGCCTTTCCGTTAACCCACTTAAAAATTAACCTATATTGCTTATTCACCCTTACTGATGAATAGCCATTTAGCTTCCCTGACAGTTCCTCATACCGATTACCTGGTGGTGATCTTAAATCCTTACAGGTAGTTGCGGCATTGATAATGTCCAACTTCCGTGACAATGTCATATGAATATCAGGAGGTATCTTTCTATGTGGTGTTGAAAATTCAAAAAAATCATCAAGCCACGCATCCCTGAAATCCTTTATGTTAATTTTTTTGGTCATTAGTCATTTGATCCTCCGTGATGATTACCGAATGCCATAACTATAGCGCACCGGTGCACTGTGCGCAAGTGCATTTTATGAATTCCCCCTCCTTCATCCAAAATCACAATCTCCAGAAAATCTTCCTTTCGATACCTGACAGATCGACCTTTGAGGATGCTTATGGGCCGTTTTGACGAATGGTTTGCTGACGATGCAAACCTGGCAAGTAAGGAGTCAGAACATGACAGCACGCAGAGAGAAACGCCAGCGCCGATTGAAGCGAATGCAGGAGGCGCGCCGGAACATGGCAATACCGGTTCGGATTCATTCAGCATTCTGGAAGAGCAACCCGCCGCCCAAGCTGATAGCCATGATAATTTTGCTGATAGCAACGGTGGCCTTACTCCGGATGCTGGCGAATCAGATATAGCCATACTTCCATCTTCCCTGGCTGGCAGAGAACCGACTCCACAGTTAAAAGCACGCTATAACGGGCATAAAGCCTTTAACGACCAAATCCGCGCAGACTGGATGCTGATTATTGAATCCAGCCCAGACGCGTTTCAGGCTCTCTTATATCGACCAGATGTTGGCACATATGGGGTAGTCAGCGACGAAACAGGAGAAGAGTCATTCACTGAACTGGATAACAACCAACGCGAACTGACTTACCAGGAACCTGAAATCGTTTATGTGCTGGATAACCCTGACGGGCGTGACTCTTTCCATGCGATTGACGCAGACGGTGAGCAGGATGGCTTAACCGATGATGTTCTGATTCTGCGTATTGCAGCAAATAACGTCCCCGTCGGCTCAATTCTTGAATGGAATGAAGAGATGGTAAACGGCGTAGCGCGCCGCTGGTGGTACGTGCACCGTATTTTTAGCTACGGCACACAGCATGTTGGTTCGCTTTACTACTGCATACCTGCCAGGAATTTTGATACGACTCAAAACGGAGTGATCGAATGACTTCAAATAAAACCCTCCTGGCGCGAACAGGTGAATGGCAAACCTCACGCACAGGAAAATTCCAGACCACGGGCTTTGAAAACGTGGATAACGCGTTTGCGACGCTAATCAGCAACATTTTTTCTGATATCTTACTGGTGGCCCCCGCGCCGGAAGAAAAACGCTTTGCGTCATTCCTGAATCGTCCACCAGCAGAGCGTGTCTATGTGGCCCGTTTCGACAATGCGATCGAGTTTCTTAAAGCAGTTCGTCGCGCAAATGCCGGGCAAGGGAGAAAACCTGAAAACCAGAACATTAACCGGGATGCTCTCCCCCTGGTCAATATCTCACGCACTATGGATATCAATTATATCAACGATGATCAGCAGATTGACCGCAAAAAAGTAGCCAGTTTTTGCGAACCGGATACCGGAATGCCTTTAGCAGAACTGGAATACACCCAGGCCATTCTGACGTATGACGTTACGTTAATGGCAACTGATAAAGCGACCATGAGTCTGATGTGTAATTCGCTGGGCGCACGGCTTCGCCTGATGACAGGTACACAATTTGAAGCAACCACTCACCTTGTTCGTGTCCCGGTCCCGCTGATTTGCTCGATACAGGATGCCAAAGAAGTCGGCTTTACGGATGTTTCAGCACCAATTGGAGAAGAGCGTATTTATGCAACACAAGCGCCGATAAGTGTGATTGCAGACGTGATCACAGCATGGGAGTTGGACGCAAAACGTATTATTACCGAAACCTCGATATCTATGGGGTGATAAGTGGCCCAGGAGTTACAACAATATTTTCTACAGTCAGTGCTCATTAACGATAACAAAGTGCCACGAGACTGGATTTTTACCGCAGTATATGTAGAAAAAACCAGCCTCAAAGCCCCTTTGCTAAAACTGGAAATTCATGACGCTACCGGCACCGTAATTGATGACTGGAAAGCCAAATACGGTGCATCGCTGGTGGCTGAAATGGGCGATCCAAACGGTAATGCAGGCACTTTTAAAACAGATTTCTTTGTTACGTCTGCAATGCTGGCTGGTGATGTTGTTACCGTTATTGCTGTCAGTGAAGACGTGCGCAGGTTTAAGATCCCCTCCCCGCGCACAAATTTACATACCAACAAAACACCAGACGCTATATTCAAGGCATATTCCGGCAAACTTAAAATTACCAGCAGCGTGCTAAAACGCGCAGTTACATATCATCTGAATGCCGGTGACAAACCGTCAAAAATGCTTTCGGAGATAGCGCGAGACAAAGGTGCATTGTGTTGGGTATGTCGGGGGGAATTTAACTTTTACACCCTGGCTGATCTGATGAAGCAAACGCCATCATTTACCTACGAGGGGAATAACCCTAAAGCAGAATACACTTTGTCCAAAATGCGCCTACTCCAACAGGAACATGCGACAACAGCAAAGAATCAATATCGTTTTGTTGGGTATTCCATGACCGATGGCTACGTCGAATATGGCGATAGCTCACTCCCAGTGCGTTATATATCCGACTCTGATATGGAAACTCTTCGCAATATGCAGCTGTCTCTCGTCCCCAAAATGGATATAGAAGTCGCAGGCAATCCTGATATAAAACCGGGGATGGTAATAGAGATTATCGTATACCGCTATGACCAGGAAAACCGCATTGATGAATCAATGCCCCGTAAGCTGATAGTAAAAAATGTTGCGCACTTTGAGGACCGCGTAGGCTACACAACACGAATGATATTGGGAGTGCCTAACAAATGAAGCGTAGAGCGCAAATTGTTGGAACTGTGCACCCGGCAGGGCTTATGCGTGCTCAAGTCCGTGTTTTACCTGACTGGAATGGCGTTCCTGATGACGATCTACCCTGGGCGGAATACCTGTTACCCATCGGGAACGCTTTTGTACCTACAGTCAAAGGTGACCTTGTCTGGGTAGAGTTTCCTTATTTAGATGTTAACGGTCGAATAGACACCAGACGCCCAATGATAGTTGGCGCGGCTCAGGATGCGCCTGGCGGAGTTCCAAACGTCGCGCCGGAGGCATCAGGCAATGGTAGCGGCTGGACGCCGCCGGAAGTAGATGGAGCACCTCCCCGCCCCCAAATCTCAGCAACGAAAGACTTCGTTATTCACCGCAACAATATTCTTGAAGTACGAACTGCTGGTGGCGGCTATGAAATTGCCAATACGGCAGCAGGCTCAAGGATTGGCATGAATGAGTCCGGGCAGATATATATCATTGGTCCGGCTGATGTAATCGTGAATGCAGGAGGGAGTGTTAACGTCAAATCAGCCAACAACATCAATGTTAATGGGGAAAATATTGCTGTCACCGCTAACGGGGACATAGCTTTCAAGGCAGGGGGAACCTTTCAGGCCACTGCTGGCAACTTCGATTTCAAGAAAGGATAGAAAATGCACCCATTTGTGTTAGATAATTAACGCGTATTTTCTAACACAAATGGTGAGAAATGAGATCAGTCGCTTTCAAAAATATCTTCATCTATCGTCTTTCACGCGAAGTTAACTGGGATACCGCAGAAGTAAATGCAGCCCTTAGCAAGTTTGTGTTTACCCCATGCGGTTCTCAGGATATGGCTAAAGCTGGTTGGACCCCAATTCTTGGCGACAACCTCACCCATGAATACCAGGGTTTTCTTCTGATGCAGCATAAACGAGAGGAAAAAATCCTGCCTTCTCAAGTACTCAAAGAAGAGTTACAGAAAAAAATCCTGAAACTTGAAGAAGAGCAAGACAGAAAGCTGAAGAAGACCGAAAAAGATTCGCTGAAGGATGAAGTGCTTCACTCTCTTCTTCCTCGTGCTTTCACGAGAAAATCACTCGCAAAAATCCTGATCGACCGCAGCAACCATCTGGTATTCGTTGAGGCAAGCAGCGCCAAAAAGGCAGAGGACCAGCTGGCTTTATTGCGAAAATCGCTCGGCAGCCTGCCTGTCATTCCATTCACACCACGCGAACCGCTGGAAATTACAATGACCGAGTGGTTTAAAAACGGCTTCCCTGCCGGATTTACAGCAGGTGAAGACGCCACATTAAAGGGTCTGCTCGATAATGGTGGTGCCGTTCGCTGCAACAAAGTTGATCTACAGTCCGACGAGATTATGTCTCACATTGAGGCGGGGAAAGTAGCTACGACCGTTGCAATTAACTGGATGGACCGCGCGTCGTTCAGAGTCAACGATGATATGAGTATCAAAGCCCTGACATTCTGTGATGATCTCTATGACCAGAACGACGATATCGACCGGGAGGATGTAGCACAACGATTTGATGCTGATTTCGTGCTCTTTACGGGCGAATTATCTGCACTGTTTAACGCGCTGGTGGAGGCTATTGGCGGTGAAGCAGAACGATAATAACCGACCGCTTGTTGTGAGTCTTTGTGATTTTACGGGGGCAATGGTTGCCCCCTGGCTGGAATACGGTGTCGATGCCGCTATCGTCGATCCACAGCACTTATCGACCAGTGACGAGCGGATGCAATCAGGTGCCGTTCTGACGCGTATTAGTGCGATCATCGATAGCGATGAAGTATACGCTTTTCTCCGTAAGAATTTGCAGCGCATCGTGTTTCTGGCCGGGTTCCCACCGTGTACTGACCTGGCTGTTTCCGGCGCGCGCTGGTTTTCGGACAAGGCTAATAAAGATCCGGTTTTCCAGTTCAAAGCAATGCAGGTTGTCTGGCAGTGTTATGACATTGCAAAGATGATCGGTTGTCCGTACATGATTGAAAATCCGGTCAGCAAAATATCGACATTCTGGCGTAAGCCAGATCACATCTTTCACCCTTACTTCTTCACTGCATATTGTCAGGAAGATAACTACACCAAAAAAACATGCCTCTGGAGCGGCCAGGGCTTTGTCATGCCTGATGCCCTAATGGACGAATCATTAGGCAAGCCAGATAACAGAATCCATGCCGCGCCACCAGGGCCTGACAGGGCTAATTTTCGAAGTGCTACTCCACATGGATTCGCAAAGGCAGTTTTCGAAGCGAATAAGGGGGTGCTCTATGAGTAAATCTATAGCAAGCATAGCCATAGAAAAACAGGATACGATGGCTGAAATTAGCTATATGCGCACCATTCGGACTCCGGATGAATATGAGCGTCCGATCTTCAAATGGGTAGGCGGTAAATTCTCAGAGTTGCCTACAGTGCTTGAGCATCTACCACACGGCAAGCGGTTAATAGAACCGTTCGTTGGTGGCGGTTCTGTATTTACGAATGCAGGATTTCGCCACAACCTGCTTAATGATATTAACGGTGACCTGATTAACTTCTATCAGACATTGCAGCGAGAAGGACATTCGCTCGTCACGCTGTCATATAGTTTTTTCCAAAATTACAACAACGCTGACGGTTACCTCGAAGTGCGTGAGGCATTTAACAGAGGAAAGTATGACCAGCTACATCATGCTGCCGCCTTTTTGTACCTTAATCGGCACTGTTTTAATGGCGTAACGCGGTACAACCAAAATGGCGAGTTCAACGTGGGGTATGGCAAATACAAAGCGCCCTACTTCCCACATGCAGAGATGGAGGCATTTTTGGCTGATGACGTACTCAAAAACACGTCCTTTGTATCAGGTGACTTTGCTGGCGTCATCGAGGCGGCTGGTGAAGGCGATGTGATTTTTTGCGATCCGCCGTATGAACCGCTGCCGGATACAGAAGGGTTTACCAGTTATTCAGGAAATAGCTTCCGTTTCGACGAACAGAAACGGCTGGTATCTCTATTGGTGGAAGCCCACCAGCGCGGCGCTAAGGTAGTGATTACAAATAGTGGTGCGCCAAACATCCGTGAACTATATGAAGGAAACGGGTTTAAAGTACATCATATTGCAGCCAGACGGTCGGTTTCCTGCAAGGCGTCAACACGTGTAGTTGCTAACGATATAATTGCAATAATGAAGTAAAAAACGCCGCAGTAGCGGCGTTTACTTTTTTATGTGGCGAAATACCTATTAACCTAACTTCGCCCAGGTATAACGCAGCCCAACGGTGCGGTTAAATACCGGTTTTTCCGCCGTGGAATGGCGGCTGTCGAGGCAGAAATAACCTTCACGCTCAAACTGGAATGCTTTACCCGCTACCGCTTCTTTCAGCGACGGTTCAGCAAAGCCCTGTTTGATCACCAGCGATTCCGGGTTAATCACCGA